ATTGTATTTTCTTTCCTAAAACTCCAGAAAATAGTTCTTTATTGTATTTTCTTTCCTAAAACTCCAGAAAATAGTTCTTTATTGTATTTTCTTTCCTAAAACTCCAGATTACTACTCTAAAATAATAAAAATACGTGTAGAAAACCTACGTTTTCTCAATACTATGACACAAATTGATAATTTAATATCTATATACTATCATAAATTTGAAAATTTACCACCATATGATATTCTAGAATGGTTACCATTTGTTCATACATTATATGGTGATAATGTTTCATATAAAAAACATCCATATATTTTAGAAATAATTAATGATATATCAAATGAAGAAATTGAATTATCGATTAAATTAGAAGATTCATCAAAATTTATGGAAAACTGTCTTTTTTTTAATGCTATTTTAATTGCATCTTGTGCAAACGATTATGAAATATTGATTTCTATTTTAAATAAAGGTATTAATATTAATACTAGTACAAATGATATAAAAAAAACTGGGTTACAACATGCTGTTAATTTATTTTTTAATAATGATAATTTTCCAGTTATTAAATTATTAATTGAGCATGGTGCTGATATTCATCTACCATTTTATTCCGGAGATAATTTTTTTCACACTTTTGTGTTTAATTCTGTTAGAATAAGTATATGTAAATATTTACGAATGAATAGTCCGTTTATTACAATTGAAAATTTTGATACTCGCATATATAATGAATATGTTAAACAACGTATTGATATATTCGAAATATATGATTATATATTATATATTTTAAGTAAAAATGGAGATTATTCAGTTAAAAATAATTATGGATATTCTGCAAAATATTATTTAGAAAATACATCATTGGAAAAAGAATGTTTATGGTCTATCAGAAAATCACTTTTAATGTTATATAAAGGATGCAATAATCTTGGAATAGCAGAAGAACCTTTACGTGATATAAATTATATTAAAGAATTATTTTATATTGAAAAATAAAAAAAATGATTTTTTTTAATTAAAGTTTAAAATAAATTTATAAGTTAATAAAAAAAATATTATACATAAAAATGTTACAAAATATATTATTCAATATAATATTATTAATATTATTATTAGTCATATTATTTTTTATATATATAATAATACAATTTTTATTGATTCCTTTTAGAATTAACAAAATCATTAAAATATTCAAACACTAAAATAATAATAATGATTTAATTGAAATTATATAACTAAAGAAACCAAAAAATAATAATTATACAATGAATTTATGCGTAGATAAAAAACTATTTTTCCGGAGTTTACGAAGGAGAAAATACAACTGTAAACAACTGTTATTAAGCCCAACTAGTTAAAGATTGTGTATATGGATTTTCTTGAAATGCACGAACAATATCTGGATTTATTCTATCTGCCAATGGTTCATTCGGAACGATCTCTTTTTCTTGCGTTAAATTCGTACTAACCATTTGTGGGATTGAATTATAAACTTTATTTGCTTGAACACCTCTTTCACTTAAATATTGATTTTGTATATCTCCCATACGTGTTGTTGTAACATTTAAAGAATCACTGCTTACACCATTATTTGGACCCATTGCTCCTGGTGTGTATCCTTCATCAATATTTCCTCTAATTGCTTTAATTTCAGCATTATAAATATCTTCATATGACATTGGTTTTATATTTACACCATCATTTCCAACACCACCAAAATATTCTGTATCTGCCGTAAATTGTCTATTTGTATTGGGTGCGTTCACATCAGTTACATCATATGCACCCATTTCACGTCCTTGTGCATCACCCATATATTGTGTACTTGTATCTTCTCTAATAGTATGAGGAACTTGTATTCCTTTTACTAAATGTCCATCTCCTCTAGTTTGAGTTGCTGCACCCATTGCATTATTTACCATAGTTGTTTCTTTTGTTGTTTTTTTCATTTTATCATTATTTTTAATATATATTCCTTTACCAGTACCATCAATATTAGCCTTTCTTTTATTTTTTATTGTTGTTTGTTTCATTGTTGTTTTTGCCATATTAGATGGATCATAAACAATACCTCTACTTGCTCCAGTATTTTGTAATGTACCTTTATGATTATTGTGAATATTAGTTTCTTTAATAGTAGTTCTAGCAATATCATTTGGATCATATACAACATTTCCTCTATTCATATTTTGAATATTACTATTATATTCATTATGGATATTTGTTTCTTTAATGGTAGTTCTAGCAATAGCATTTGGATCATATGCAATACCTCGACTTGCACCTGTATTTTGAAATATACCTTCATGATTATTATGTATATTGGTTTCTTTAATAGTTGTTCTAGTAACATCATTCGGATCATATGCAATACCTCGGCTTGCACCTGTGTTTTGAAATACACCTTCATGATTATTATGTATATTAGTTTCTTTAATAGTCGTTCGAGTAACATCATTTGGATCATATGCAATACCTCTACTTGCACCTGTATTTTGAAATACACCTTCATGATTATTATGTATATTGGTTTCTTTAATAGTTGTTCTGGTGACATCATTTGGATCATATGCAATACCTCGACTTGCACCTGTATTTTGAAATACACCTTCATGATTATTATGTATATTGGTTTCTTTAATAGTTGTTCTGGTGACATCATTTGGATCATATGCAATACCTCTACTTGCACCTGTGTTTTGAAATACACCTTCATGATTATTATGTATATTGGTTTCTTTAATAGTTGTTCTAGTAACATCATTTGGATCATATGCAATACCTCTACTTGCACCAGTGTTTTGAAATACACCTTCATGATTATTATGTATATTGGTTTCTTTAATAGTTGTTCTTGCAATTTCATTTGGATCGTAAACAACACCTTTTTTATTACTTGATAACATACCACTATGATTATTATGTATATTAGTTTCTTTTATTGTTGCTTTAGGAATATTATTTGGATCATATACAATAGATTTTTTAATACCTTGATAATTACCATTTACTCTATTATTTTTAATGATTTTTTTAGTATTTTTTAGTTTTTGTCCATTTCTAGCAACTCCTTTTTCATTTGGTGCCTTAAGATTTATAACATTATTTCCTTTATCATTTTCATTGTTTAATACTCTCTTATTATCTCTAACTCTAATAGATTGCTTTCCATAATCATTTGGTGCATTTTTAAACCCAAACATATCGAGAATACTCCAAGTTCCAGCACCATCCAAATTTCTTGGACCTTCATCTGCATATGTAATTTTATTTGATATCTTATATTTAGAACGTACTTGTGCAACAGTACCATGAACAGGTGCTGCACTTCCAGTTCTAGTTTTTAATTCGGTTGTCTTACGATTAGTGTATTTAGTAACAATACATGGTCTCTGTTCAGGAGCAATAACTTGTCCGGTTGTAGTAAAATAACGATCTGGTTCTTGAATGTAATATGTATCTGGTCTATTTTTATATACAGTACCAATTTTAGGAGGTTTTGCAATTTTTTGTCCTGAAACAACACGTCCATAATATGATATTTTAGGATTAGTATTAACACGTAATTCATCAACCGTTTTAGGCATAGCATAATCTTGAGCATCTGGTTGTTGAAATCCACCAGATGGTTCATTTGTATAACCTTGATTTAATCCAGGACCGACATATATTTTTTCAACTGGTGTTTCATTGGAACGAATATTAGAAACATAATATCTGTCATACATATACCCATCTAAATTTCCTGTTCCATATACATTTGTCATATTTTTTTGAGGTTGAAAAAATAATCCTTGTTCTTGTTTTTTTTGATAACTATCTTGTGTTCCAGTAAAATTTTCAAAAATACCACGTGTTGAAAATTCATCTAAATTTTGCCTAACATTTCCACCAAAAAAAGGAATCATATTATTATGAGTAAAGGTTGTTGGATCTATATTATCACCAGTCAATGAAATACCACTAAAACCACCTGTATTAGGTAATGTTTTATTATTTTTTATTAAATTTAAATCGTTATTTTTACCACTATTATCTGTATCTATTAAAATATTATCATAATTTGTATAACTATTAAATTCAATTGGTAATTTTGATTCATTATAATCAACTTTATTATATATTATTGGAAATGGAGGACCAGGAGTAACAACATTTGTATTTTCTGGATATTTTGATTTTTCTAATAATACATTTGCTTTTTTTTGTTCTTCTTGAAAAATATCATATGCTCTATTTGATTGATAAACAGAATCTACAGATGGTAATTGAGACTTAGGTACTTTACTAAGATTTTTTCTATTAAAATTTTTATTTTTATTATCAGTTTGAAGTTTATAACCTAACCCTAATATACCTAATACAATTAAATATTCCATTATATACTAATATAAAAGAATATATTATTATATTATTTTTGACTTATTTTATTAAAAAAATATTTTTTTTTCTTTTAAGTAAATATTTTTAATTTACAGTAAAATTTGTATTTAATACATTGTATATTTATTATTATAATTTACAATGAATTTATCAGAAAATTTATCCTTAGATAAAAACAGTTGCTTATATAAGATACTAAAGTAAAATTGTCTTTTATACTAGAAACTTACAATACGGTAAAATTGAATATACCGATATACTAGTATAAAATGCACATGATTTTGGTAGTGCATAAGATACCATTACTCGCTCATCTACCTGATCCATAACTATTTTTGTTGAAACATATTGTAGTGTTGTCTCATCAAATCTAGATACTCCAGAATTATCCATGCATACATTCTCAGTACTAAATACTGATACGAATTTACTCATGCATTTTTCTGCACAAGCCAGGTTTGATGCCAATGTAATGGTCATTCCGTTATCTTCCAATAATACATTACTGGGTTCAATGGATACACCAGATGTTACTGTATAACTGTTTAAAACGTCATTCGCAAACAGGTTTCGCGATGTGATATGCACTTTCATGAATTTTGACTGTTTCAGCATCCTTCTTATTGATTCAGATGTGATGGTCATTTTCATTTCAATTGCATATTCAATTGAAAAACTTCCGTTATAGAAGGTGAGTGTAACTTTATCTTCATCACGACTTTCTAATATACGTAGAAGTGATTCTAATGAGACTTCATATGTATTGAAATCCTTGCTTTCTTGGACAGGTGATTTCTCTACTACTATATCTAGATCTTCATCTTCATCTTCATTTTCATCTTCATCTTCATCTTCTGTAAAACTAATGCCTCTAGATCGCAACATGTTGCGATTGTACAATGTTAACTGAATACCAGCCAGTTTTGACAATCTATCAACACACAACCTAGAAACTGGCATATCATCATTACTCAATTTTGCTATAATATCATCTAAGATATCTAGCATTTTGATACTAGACAATAGCGAGATCAAATGCGGTGCCAAGAGTTCTTGGCACTTATCGGCACATATTTTTAGCTGTTTAATAAGAGCATTACACTCTTTATATTCAACCTGTGTTGAAACTGTTGCCAATGTCGATGCATGCGCTAATCTAAGTTGAATAGCTATATCAAATGCCAAAACAATATCCGCCAATTCTGGTACAGATATTGTGTTGGCATTGAATGAATCAACGATAGTGGTTAGTATTGCACGCCAAAAATGTGCATATCCTGCACCTGCCGCTGATATATGTGATTTAATAGTTGACAAAATTAAGAATTCAATATTCAATGCTATGTTTGCAATGACTGTACCAGTGCTCTGTATTTTTTCCATGTCTGTCATGACTGTATCGGTGATCTGTATGTTTCCCATGACTGTATTGTGATAAAAATTAAAAAGAAAATAAATATTAATACAAATTTTAGTATAAATTTTTAATATTATATTTTTACCATCAATTTTTTTAGAAGTATTTTCCTTCGTAAACTCCGAAAAATAGAGATGAATCTACACTAAAGTTCCGATTCTTTTCTGTAAATTAATTCCTTATGAAAAAATTGATTTTTTTATTTTTTAAATGTTCTTCATTTAAAAAAGATTTTAAATTAATATCCTAAAATGGAGAATATAGAAGAACCAAAAAATCCATCTGAACAATATGTTCACGATAAAAATTGTGATTGTAAACAAATGATTTTATCAAAAATCGATGATTTACCTTCTATATATAAAGATTGTGAAAAATGTAAAGAAGTTAGAGAAGAAACATTACAAACTACAGATAATGAAACATATTTATACGGTGATCTTTATTGTAATGAACATATGAAAAATTTTTGTGTAAATTGCCAAAATAATAAACCAGATGCTTATAGTTCTTGTGGCTGTTATCATGAGTTTTGTAGTAATTGTGCTCCTGGAAATTGTATGAGAAGCTCACATGAGTTATCAATACATTTACATCATCATTATTGTCCAGATAACTTTGATACATGTAATTATAGAAAAAGTAAATATTGTCCATTTTTTCATTCAGCTGTATTATATGAATATAATAAAAAAATATTTCATGAAATTGAAAGAAAAGCATATAAAGCTATTGAATCTCGTGAAAAAAAAATTAGTGTTTTATATAGATATCGTTAAATTCTTGCTAATTCTTTTCTTCCGCTATGTAACCAATTTATTTCAGCGTGTATTATAATACCAATTAAAAATAATACTAATAATATATTTCTATCTTCCTTATATGTATCACAATTTGTAGTAATTGAATGATAATAATATATTAAAGATGGCCATATATATATCATTCTAATAAATATTAAATATAGTAATCTAAATATTATAAACATGTTAGTTAAATATTTGTTTCCAAAATGCATTGTTAATAATTTAGGACCAGTTACAATTGACATTCCTTCACTCATTCCTATAAATAATGATATTCCATACATTTTTTTTTCTTCAATAATTAATAGTGCGGTTATTGCCAAAATATGATGAAATAATAGATCTAATCTAATTTTTTTTTCGATTTTAAGATAAACTTGATACCATAATAATACTGTATCAAAAACAAAATATGATAAAAACATGTAGTGAAAATCTTGAAATTTATGAACAATTATTTTATTTTCATGACATTTATCTAACCATATATATTTTGATTTATTATATGCTTCATGTGCAATTGTTCCACAAATTAAACTTCTCATCATATTTACACTAAATTTTTCAAATAATCGAACTTCAACATCGTATTTTTTTAAAACGTGATGAAATAATACAGTTAATGAACCCATTAAAAAAACATTATAATAAAATGTATAAAATAACATATATATATATTTTTACACAAGGTTTTTTTAAATCTATTATAATTACAATTAAAAATTGATTTTTTTTTATAATTATAATAGATAATATTTTATTTAGTAAAACTTACATAAATCATGGAAACATTAAGTATTAGTAAATCTACCAATTCGGTTGATCATGCCGAAAAATTAAAACTTGGCGGAGAATACAAAAGAATAAAAATATTTTTAATAGATATATTTAAAGATTATTTAATTTTAGAAAAAAAGAATGATGAAAAAGAAATGATAAGGCTGATTGAAAATATTAGACTTAAAATGTTCTATTATTTAGAAGCATTTATGGTTGTTGATGCATATGATATTATTAATATTATGTTAAAAAAATATAATGATATAAATAGTATTCAAATATTTAATTATATTGAAAATATATTTAATAATGATTTATATGATATATTAATTAATCATGTTGTTAAAAAGCGATATCTTGTTAATGATACAGATCCAAGATATAAAAATATGCTTGTTCGAAATACAATGATGTATATGGGAATTATTAAAATTGAAATATTAAAAATTAATCTTATTAAATCCATTACAAATGATGAAAAAGAATCATTTTTAATAGACAATAATATTCCTATATATGATATAGTGTATAATAAGTTTTGGAAAGATATGATTAATACTTCAAAAGGAACTATATTAAAGTATTACAATGACTTAAGAAAAAATTTTGGTGATAACAAAGATTTAATAGAAAACTGTAAAATATTGATTATTAAAAATAATGTATTAGTTAAATCTTAACTATTATGTTTTTATAAAAATTTCTTAAATTATTGTATACTCCTTTGTAAACTCAGGAGTATAGTTCTTTATCTACGAATAAATTCTACGATAAATTCATTGTATACTCCTGAGTTTACGAAGAAGTATAGTTCTTTATCTACGAATAAATTCATTGTATACTCCTTTGTAAACTCAGGAGTATAGTTCTTTATCTACGAATAAATTCTACGATAAATTCATTGTATACTCCTTTGTAAACTCAGGAGTATAGTTCTTTATCTACGAATAAATTCTACGATAAATTCATTGTATACTCCTTTGTAAACTCAGGAGTATAGTTCTTTATCTACGAATAAATTCTACGATAAATTCATTGTAT